GTCACATCCGACGAGGTTTGGGAAAACACCGTGTAGGTAGAAGCAGCCCCGCAAGAGGGGTACTGCACTACGGGAGTTGCCCCGTAGCACCCCAACTTGTCGGTAGTAGCCCCGCCCCAATTCGACCCATCAGGAGAGCCGTAGTCCAGCTTTTCGTAGGTAGCCATTTAGCTCTCCGGTTAGGTGATGATCCCGAAGTTTCTCAGCGCCACCGTCAGCGTCGAGACTTGCAGAATCATGCTTGACATCTGCAACGCACTGGAAAACCCGAAGGTCGTAGCCGTAGCCGATGATTGGCTATAGATGGCATAAGTCGAAGCAGCCCCGCAGGAAGGGTATTGAACGACCGGCGTAACTCCGTAACAGCCGAGTTTATCGGTAGTCGCACTACCCCACTGTGACCCATCGGGTGAACCATAGTCCAGCTTTTCGTAGGTAGCCATGATTCATTCTCCTTAAACGCCCGTCCCGTACATGCGGCAGGCCCAATCCGGGCGAATCGCCTTGTACCCGTAGAGCATGTCGATCCGGGTAAGCAGTTCATCGTTCCGAATGTCACTTGCTTGCCACACCCGCAGGCTCATGCCATCGTAGGTGCGCCTCGAACACTTGGCAGCATCCGCCATGAGGGGCAGTTCTGCGGTTGCGAACGTGAACGCATCCTTGTGATACATGAGAGTCGTGGCGTAGGTCGATGACGCATCTCCGAAACAGGTAAAGATCGCCGAGGTCGTGGTCGATACCTGAAGCGCAGCAGAAGCGCCCGCTACGTTCTGTCTCGCCCCTGTGATGTAAATGGTTGGGGAGATGTTCAGTTCCGTCGCGGTAGATCCGGTGAGGATCGTAAACTGCTTCAGTTGCGAGAAAGATGTCTTGGTCTCAGGGTGGCAGTCATAAATCCCTGCAATCGTAAAGACCATGCCGACGTTCGGCGTTGCAAAGCTGGATACCGTCAGGCTGGTATCCCCGTCCGTGATCGTGTAGGCATCCAGACCTCCCGCCACATCGGAAGTGTTTACCGTCGCCCAGACCCGCTCGTTCTCGTAGTAGTCGGCCATTGCTGTACGAGCTACGATGCCTTCCCGGTACTGCTCCGAGATCGCATTCGACGGGTTGAAGTAAGCCGCTACCCCATTGACCAACTTGCCCATCGTCGGAGAATCCATCTGGATAGACCGCTCGCCTTTGGGGGCCAATCCCTGATTCAGCCTAGCCCTCGCGGCACCCGGCGCTACCAAGGTCGAGATGTCCAAAGTCTTTGTGCCTACATAGTTGTAGGTTGCCTTGGTACACCCTGCCAGAACATCGCCTTCGATGCCTGACACCAACACCGCCATCGCCGGTTCCAGGTGAAGCCGTGAGAAATCATCCAGGGACTGAGACAGTTCAGCGGAATTGAAGCGCATGTCAACGTGGTCCTGAGTGGCAACCACGATAGACGTGCTGGTTTGCAGCGAGTCCTGAACGGACATGACCCGCGAGCCTTGCGTGCGGGTGTATTGCGTCGGTGTCCTGATGCGAAGCGTGTTTCCTGATGCGCCTTCGCTAGTCCACGAACGGTCGAACTGTCGATTGATCGTCCCGATAAAGGTCGCCTTTTCGTGCGCCAATCTCACCTTATGTTCGGAATGGTTCGTTGGGCCATTCCCGCCTTTCGGCAGCTACGGCTTTCACCGTAGAGCAGACTATCTCATCGCCCGTTTAAGGGCGTTTGGGGCTTCGGCCCACTTGGGCCTACTGGCTTGCGCCATAGTCGTTACACCTTGCTTATGCGGGCAGATACCATTATTCATTCTCTTGCCGAAATTACAGTTCATGCAAAGCACCTGATAGATATTCGGAAAACCTTGATTCTTGATTTTCCTATAAAGTTTCGCGCTACTTCTACTTTTCCCGACGCGATCTTTGTATCCATCGTTATTTACATGATCCATCGACAAGAATGCGTGTTCCTTTTCACCACAGCAGGCGCAATGCCAACCGTAGTGTGAAAAGACTATTTCTTTAACTTCTACAGAACTACAATTATTGCGGACATTTAAAAGATGCCTCAACCTGAAGAACCGGATAGGGTTAAATCCATCTGGCGCTTATCCA